CACACCATCACCGTGTCGCCATCCATCGCCTGCACATCCGTCACCACCTGCAGCACATCGCCCTCCTCAATGCCAATCCCCTTCATCGAGTCGCCCTTCGCCCTCACCATAAACTCAGGCTGCATCGACAGCAACTCCTTCGGCAACATCATCGTCTCCCTCACCGTGTCGCCCACACCATTCGGCTGGCCACACATCACCGCATTGTCATAGAACGGCACAGGCGAGTCGCACACCATCGGTTGCCAACCCTGACGTTCCAAATCCTCCAGCAACCTCTGGAAATCCTTCTTGTCCGATTTTTTCATACGAAAACTTTGCTTTTTTTTACCTTCATTTAGGTTTTGATATTGCAAAGGTACGACTTTCCACACTAATACACCCAACAAAAACACATTCTTTTTTCAAGAAAAAATGAGCCTGTCAACATATATGTGAGAATCAAAACTATACAAAAAACACCGTAAAGTGGGTGAAATGCCCATTGCTTCACGGCGTATACAAGTATAGAGAAATGGTGTGAAACATAGAGATTACAAGAGCAGATGTCTGTCACAACTGTTATATGGCTATTTTTCCCTATTAGGTAGCCAAAAACCTATAATTAATCCAATTATGATTCCAATTATAATACCAGGTGTGCCTCCGATTACCCCCCCAATAACAAAAGAAACAGGAACCAAAAAACATGACCCCTGGAAACCATTAAAAATTATCTTCCATATATCTTTTTTCGAATCATTCTGCCGTCTTGACTCTTGAATAGATGGCTTGGGGGCTATATTATACGAATGCAAATCTTTGAATAAATTGTCTTCTTGTGTACGATTACTATGGTATCTAACCCATTCTGTAATTAATTGATTCTCACGATTCAATTGATGAATCTTTTTTGTTGGGGCTTCCGATGAGGGATTAGGCGTTTCTAAAGAGGTTTTGTTTGGCCTAATTGTTTTTGATTTCTCCCGATTTTGTGCGATACACCAATTATTTATTTGAGCTTTAAGACTTTCAGGACTGTTAACATCATTAAGTAAATCATTTCTGATTTCATATAAATCTGCAAAAGTCTGAAACGTTGAACCGTCAAATCGAGTTCTTATTGAGCCCTTTGGAAAGAAAGATGCTTTTTCCAAGAACTCTACTTTGGGAATCCAGCCACAAACCGTAAGCTCCTTTTTTATTTTATGGTATGAGCAAAATATAAATAATTGGGTACTGAATTTCAGTTGTAATGCGATGAAATTATTCACATAATTCATTCGTACATCAGTAGTTCTTCCCATTGTTTTGACATCGACGGAATATCCCATAACATCAATATCGGTTCCATTATCACACCCTGTAGACCCATCGATGTACCCCTGACCAAACATTTCCATAACAACGCACTGACCGATGATACCTGTTAGCTGTTGTTCATGATTACCATTTGCTACAGAGCGTTGCCCAAAATTATAATGTTCTAATTGAGATTGACAATGCTGAATTATTTCAGGTTTAACCTTTACAACAAACATAAAAAAGTCTTATATAATATACACTAATAAAGCAGGTGCTTTGTAACTCTATTATTATAGTATTACACCTTCGTTGCGCATTTTGCTTGCGATGTCTGACCAAGGTCGTTCAATATGCTTCTTTGTCTCATTGAACATCCTTATTACGATGTCTGCGTCAATATCTTGCCATTGCTCTTTGCGCCTGCATTTACGTAAAACATAAATTTGGTCTATACGTGAATACACAGGGTCAACATCAAGACTAACATCATAGTTTTCGGCAACAACAACGAATCGAGCATAAGGGAATCCTTGTTTTACTTTCTCTGCTGTAGCTATAACGCTATCCAACATAGTTTTGTCAAGATATGTCTTGTTTTCTATTGCTGCAACAGGAAGTTTTGCAAGTTTCTCTTCACCCTCGACCACAATACGAATGTCACGGTAGATTGCGAAATCTTGGTCTTTTACATTAATCTCAATAGAAGGTGATGAAACAAAATCTCTGAATCGAGGTGCTGAAAAATAGAGATTGGTGTATGCTTTTGCAGAACCACAATGAATGACATCATTTATATCTTTGTTTACATTTTTGAGGTGTTCTACATAATCAGCAAAGAGTATATACATAAACTCTTCCAGAATTGTAGACCGAAATTTACCTTGTGATGTAAACACGTTGTCATATCCATTGAAATGGATAAAGTTGTAGTATTTATTTAATAATTTAACACGATTCTGGATTACATCTTCGGTAAATCCCTTGTATTGGTACATGCCCCCAATATAATTAACATATTGGGCAACAATATCTTCTAAACCTTTAGATTGGACTGTTGTCAATCTGCCATTTAGACGCTCATTCTCTTTTATAAGAATATTTGAAGCATGAGAAAGGCGATTATTTTTTTCATACCTTCTCTCTATTTTACTGATATTCAGTTGGTGCAATCTTTCGTCTATCATAATATTACATTATTAAACCTTCTTTGATTTTATTGCCTACATCAGACCATTCTCTATTGAAACGAGAAATAACCAGTTCTACTATTTTTGCAACTACTTCAGGCGATATTGGTTTTACAAGTCGATTCTCTTTGTCTGTTTTGCACTTTCTTAAAACAAATATCTGATCTATCCTTGAATAAATCGGGTCAACATCATCATCGACAGCATACGTTTCAGTTACAACTATATAAGTAGAATAAGGGTTGCCTAATTTTACTTTTTCGGCTGTTGCGACAGAACCTTCCAACATAGTTTTGTCAAGGAAGGTTTTGTTCTCTATTGCAATTATTGGGACATTTGCAATCGCTTGAGAGATTATATCATTGTGACCATCTTCATTGGCAATCATGATAGGAACAGACCTATACACAGCATAGTCCTGCTCCTTTGTGTTAATCTTAACCTCTGGTTTCACAATGAAGTCTATAACACCCTTACCTGTGATATATAAATTGCTGTATGCTTTGATTGCACCACATTTTACATATTTCTGATTATCGCCTAATTTAGACTTTAATTCTTCAGTCGCTTTGAGCAACAAAAGATACATAAACTCTTCAAGTATAGTAGAACGGATTTTGCTTCTGGAATCAAATATCGACTCCACTGCCAAATCTTCAAATGTATGATAATAGTTATCCAAAGATTGAACCCTTTTCTCTATGCTATCCTTATTGTAGTCTGTTATAGATAATTGGCAATTCAAGTATTCGATGTAGGCTGGCAACAATTTACATAAGGTTGCATAATTCGCCCCATCTACTACTAAAGATTTTTTAGCCTTACATTTTGATATTAAGTTGGAAGCATGAACTAATTGGGGATGTTGATTGTGTTTTAACATCAACTCCCTAACTTCAGGATAAACCCCGATTACCATTCCCTGTCGATTAATATTAAACGCCATTTATCAAGCCATTTAGATGTTCTGCAATATGGTGTGCTAAAAGAACAGGAACGGCATTCCCAATTTGTTGATATTGACTCAATCCTTTTTCCCAACTCATTTTTGTACGCATACCTTCAAAAATGAAATCATCAGGGAAGGATTGAAGTCTTGCACCTTCACGAGCTGTAAAATTTCTATTCAAATGAGGATGTATGAAATTGCTTTGAAAAGAAGCCGCAATTGTAGGAGCAGGTTTATCCCCAAAGACGCGTTGATTGTTTTGAGAAAATTTTATTTGTGATTTCTCGTTTGGTGCGCCTCTTTTTACAGCGCCATGAGTTTCCCATACATCAAGGAGATTTTGCCCAGGCTTTATTGCGGCAAATCTCTCTATTAAACGTTTGGTGTGACGCATTGCGACATGATTATAAACATGTTGAGAGTTGTTACGCATCAGACGTTGATAATCATTTTGTGGTTCCAATGCGTATTCTTGTATTTCAGACCCCTCACTAGAATGAATAATAGGTAAATCGGAGATAGCATCATCAACAGTCACACAACCATCTATGGGAAGGGGGAATGTCGGCTCAATATTCAAATCATTACGAATACCTATGATGATAACACGTTCGCGCATCTGGGGAACCCCATAATCAGACGCACATAGAACTTTCTTTCGCACATTATAACCCCTACCCGCATTAGTAAATTCTTCAATAATGGTGTCAATTACAGCCCCTTTTTTCATTGAAAGCAGTCCCTTTACATTCTCCATGACAAAAGCCTTTGGAGAATACCAATCAATAAACTTTACAAATTGGTAAAACAACCTATTGCGAGGATCATCTTTTATTCTATTTCGACGTTTGTTGGCTAGACTGAAACCTTGACATGGTGGTCCGCCAATAATAACGTCAGGAACTACACCTCCTGTTATCTTATCAACTTCTTCTTTTGTTATCTGACATATGTCTTTCACCATAAAAGGCGTTTCGGGGAAATTACGTTCAAATGTTTTCCCTGCGTTTTCATCTACATCTGTTGCAAAGATTGAACGAAACCCGGCCATCCTAAAGCCAAGGCTCATCCCCCCGCAACCTGAAAATAAATCAATTGAAGTCATATTATTAAAAATATTTTGTTATTCATCCTCTCTTTTTTCTTCCATCCTGAATTTCCCATATACAGGATGCATCCAATATGAATCATGGCATCCTTTAGGAACCACCAATGTCATTGTAACTTTATCGACACCTTCAAATGCTTTCTCAGTACATGATGGAGGTACTGGAGGCATGAAAAGACGAGTCAAGTGACTATCCTCAAACGCATAATCATCAATTCTGGTTATTTTATGATCCTGTGGCAATGTGTATTCATTTCCTTTATTTGCAGGATATTTTATCAAACAACAGTTTCCATTGAGTGCTTTGATAAACAAAACGCCATCAATACTAATTACCCTGGGGTTCAACTTGTCTTCATAATTTTCACCATCAATTATTATAGATTCCAAATTCCTACACCCAGAGAAACATTTCCCTTGAAATGAAAAAACTTTACATGGGAAAACTATCATTTTAAGGGACAGGCAATCATTTAGACCTATATTATCGCCATTCCAACAACCCGAATTAATCCCATCCCTTTGGTATATTTTACTATAAGACAAATCAACATATAACAAATTTCCCCCTGTTCTTTGCCCATCTACAATTGTATTGCACATACTCCTCAAAATGGGTAAATCGTATTGCGACTCAAAAATTCCCACAATAGTTAGTTCATTCACCATGTGTCTTTTCTTGGGGTCTATGTCCTTGATCGTGTTAACTTTTATTTTAACCAGATTATCCATATCATGAGATGTTTGAAGCATATCTTTTTAGGTTTAGATATTGCAAATTTACGAAAAAAAATTTTAATACAACAGATAGTCCTACATTTTCTTTGAAAATACCGCAAAATGCCACATAAGGGACTCACATTTCTGTTGGTGTACACTTTAGTTATTCGCAAAACAACATAAGTTCATATTGGCTGACAATTCTTATAAGGATTCCATCAGTTCATCATCTAAACAATCTCCAGATGCCAAAATTGGAAAATTTCCATTGTTTCCCACGTTAAGATTTGTTAAGCAGATGTTTTCTATTTTACATTTTTCCTTTTCTCAAAAATGAGATTAAAGCACCGGGAGCCCCGATAAGAACGATGATTCCAAACAAACCTATATGTATCGCAATCATATACATTGCAAAAAAGACGATAGTTGATGTCAAGGTAAGGATTGCGAACTTTTTCCACTTGAACTCATAAGGTGGTGCATCTTCTTTCGTTGGTTTACTATATTTAGCAACATAATGAATTGATGTCATCATAACTAATGAAAGCACAAATGCACCTCCTAAAACAAGTAATAACTCTTCAACCATATTTTCTCAATCATAAAACAACTTCCTCTCTTCTTCACTCACCAAATCCCAGTCTTCCAGGGCTTCCAGAGGGCGCATATTGTGCCGCCGTGCCGTCTTGTACTCATGAGTCATCCCATGACGGGCGGCTATCCTCAAGGCGATGCGGTCTTGGGGACAGATGCGTGAGCCACCAGCAAAGAAGTGGTAGATGTCGAGCAGCAGGGCTGTGACGGGGTTGGGGGTCATAGGGCTGGAGAGTCGTCGGAGGGGATGTCAAACTTCACGTTCACGTCGCGCGAGGCGGTGGTGTCGCCCTGCATGGTGACTTGGAGCGTGGCCGCCCCGGAGGAGGAGGAGGGGGTGCGGGTTTCCTGTGGGGTGTCGTCTTTGCTGCATGAGGTGAGTGCCACGGCTGCAAGGAGCAGGGCGGCGAGGGTGTAGATGGTCTTTTTCATAAGTGTGGGTGATAAAACATGAAAAGCCCTGCCCGCACGAGAGGTCTCATGCGTGACAGGACAGGGATGATTGTATGATTTCTGTAGGGAGTGCGCTTTACAAAATGCTGAAATGGGGGGGGTAATTTTTCCTCTCCAGTTCGTGACGTGATATGTAATGCGCGGTGTGCTGCTCATGGCAAGTGCAGTTTTTTTTCTGGTTGCAAAGATACTCCTTTTTTTTCACACGAAGAAATGATTGGCAAGATTATTTTTTTGTTTCGGGTTGTCCCTTTTGGTGTTAATTTGTTAATTTGTTAATTTGTTATTTTTTTGTTTTGCCGTGGGGGATATTAATAGGGGGTTGTTAGTAATAATATATATATATATTATATATTTTTTATTATATATATATTATATATTATATACACGTATACACGCACGGAGCAAAATTAACAAATTAACAAATTAACAAATTAACACCTTCCGTGATGGTTGAAAAATGAGCGTCGCACTGATGGATGGATGACTTCCGCACTGATTGACAAATGACTTCCGCACAGACAAACAAATGAGGCTCGCACAGATGCGTGTGTGTGCGGAACTCATTCGTGCGTCTGTGCGAGGGTCATTCATCGGAGAGTGCGGAAGTGAAAAAAAATCGCTCACGGAGCAAAAAAAAATCGCACTTCTATTGACAGCCGCATCCCTACGGTAGTAACTTTGCATCGTTTTTCATTGTTTAACCCCTTAAAACCAACTTCATCATGCCAATCTTAGTACGAAAAGCGAAAATGCGCCTCACCTTTCGGGAGGAAAAGCCA